ATCCACATCAACGGGGGTTCCTTTCGTAGTAGTGTTAAAGCTGGAATCGGCATGGAAAAAATCGCCTACATTTAAAAGAACTCCAACCTCCGCATTACCAACCCTATTTGCCAGCCTGTTTGTGGATTCTACTAATATTTGACTTGCTATCTTTATATCCCAGTCATCAGAATCCATCTTGGTCTCTGAGTCTGCCAGCATTCCAAAGTGATGATCGCCTATCATATACATAGCAAGATAGTCAGAGTTTACAGATTTAGGTTCTTTTGTCGGTTTCATAAACCCTTTGAGATCATCGGTCATGCCTTCCATCATGGCATCGATCTTGGCTCTAATATCGCGCTTTTGAGGCTCTTGAATAACCCATTGGAGGGCAACTGACCCATCATCTTTATATGCTGTAGATATTCTCTTAGCTTCAAAGCCTTCTGCGGTCTGGTGGACTAAATCCCTGTGCGGGGCTACGCCCTGACTTGATGCTATACCCTCTAACCTACGAAGCATCTTATCTATATTGCGCCTAGAGCTTCCGATCTTTTTGCTTGCTTTGTTAGCCGAGCCTGTCTCAATCACTGCATCTAGTATTTGATGATGCCTTTCGGTGGTTGCAAATTCCTTTAGTACCCGTGGATCGATCTTACTCACTATGCCTCCTGCTGGGCTTGTAGCTCGGCATACTCGCTGTCTGCGGGTATTGATAACCGAATGCCCTGCTTGGTAGCCCAATGATAGACGTTATCAAGATAGTGTACAAATTCACCTTTAGTGAGCTTGCTGGTGCTTTTTACTTGTTCAGGGATTTGCTGGTTACCAATAGAGTAACAAGTAGTACCCAGAAACCGCTTCTTTAACCATAATTTCCAAACCTCGGCAGGCTCTTCGTGATCAATCTTGTGGCCCTTGTCTGCCATTTCCTTCGCTATTTCTCTGTACCAAATATGAGACATAGCGTTCTGGCTTAGGCTTCTAGGGTTCTGGTAAGTTTCTAATTTAACAGCTAGAGGTGTTGAGTAATCCCAGTCCTCCATACGCTTGACAATAAACGGCAGCCTTTTATCTAGCTCCTGTTTGCTGCTTACCTTTACATGGTCGCCCTGCGTCATATTAATCTCCACAAAAGCAAGGAATAGATTTGTCATCGAAGGCAAATAGCTGCCCTTGATCCGTCGCTATGACTTGCATCTTTTCATAGCTAGGCTGATCGCTCCTAAATCTTGCGTTGATCTTTTTCTCTTGAGCTACCCACCAGTCAGCTATGGAAGGGTCATGCTCAACAATAGACTGTTTAATGCTGTATCCCTTTAAGAAACATAGATCGCAATTGCTTAGGGTATTCACCCCTGCTGGCGGCATAGAAAGATCAAACTCTTGGTTATTCCAGAAGTCACGGACATCACTTTCTGTAATGCCATCATCAGCCATAGGCACAGCATAATTATCCTTTGTCCGCATCTTGGCTGCTCGTCTAGGCTCATCGCCTCTTATGCCGACTACAGTCAAAAAGTCATCGCCACCCATGTATCTTTCTATAGTTAACACCTTTAGCTCGCTAGTGCAAAACCTAGCCATCATATTAGGTAGGTAGTTTTTATCCTCAATAAGTTGGGCGAAAGGTTGACCATCTCTACTTGCAGTTTCGTAATCAACCTCAATAAACTTCTTTTTTCCTGTGTACTCAAGCCAAGTTATAACCACTCCCCAGTTTTTAGCTACATCTCTGATAAAATCTAATGTCTGAGGCATCTCTTTGCCTGTGTTAGCAAAGATAACTTCAACATATTCAGGTAAATTGAAATCATGCGCTTTAAGTATTTGATATAGCATATAGGCAGAACTTCTGCCTCCACTAAAACTAATCACTGCTGGCTCGTTTATGTAATATGGGTTCATAGCTTTACCCGCAACCATTTATCCATCATCCGTTCACAACTGTTTTCTAGCCTGCTGGCCGTTGCCACCCTTTCCCTAGCTGCCTTATCATAACCCAGCCGATTCTTTTCAAATGCGAAAATCGGTTTTAGGTGGTCAGGCGTACAGTATTGCGTACCGTATAACCTGCCTTTTAAGGTGCTGTACTTCAGGGTCTCAGGGTTCATTTCGTTGCAGACTTTTACATACTCAGCAATCGTGTAGCATTTACCATCCTCCAGCTTTGGATGCTCGCCCCTAAACTCGACTAACCTTTTTGCATTCTTACTACGCATTCTTTAATTCCCCGTCATAATAAAAGCCAAACTTGTCAAGATAATACTGTTTCATCGAAATTTGGTCTTCAGTGTTAAGCCAGCTAATGTCAGTCATCTGCATATCGATAGACTTGGCCCTAATGCTTTCATTTTTACTAGACTTTTTAGCCATTGGTGAGCCGCCCTGATTTTGAGCTTTGGTTAACCACAGATTGACAAAGCGTTTAATACCGCTTTTTGTCTTTCTCTTTGTAGGGTTAGCATCGCACCATGATTCCATAGCCATAAGCTCTTGGTGTACGTTGACTGCTGGAAAGGCTCTCTGCCAAGCGATTACATCTTTTTCTTCTGGCTGCCAATCTTCTTTAGTATTTAGTAGCATATTATTCCCCGAATGCTTGTTGGTATAGGTGAGTCTCAACCTTGTTGAAAAATGAATCAATAGACTCTAGCTCATTGTATTTCTTTTTGCCTCCATCTTCTCGCTCAATAAGGCCATCTGAGTTCTGCCCTTTTCTTTTGATCTGACAGGTATCCCAGTAATCAGATTTCCTACACCACCCCATAAACTTTACATTAGTAGCCAGCTTCTCTCCTTTCGGAATAAGAACACTAGCAAAAACATAATAGTGACAAGGGTAATCCCTTTGGTACAGGTTGACGTGAGTATCGTAGCTTGGCAAACATTCAACAGTTCTTTGCTTGGCTTTTAGGTCAACAGTGGCTCTGCCTATCTTAAAGTCGAAATGATAGCTCGTAGCTGCTGTGTATTCATGCTCTAAAAAACGGTCACTTAAAGCGCCTTTAAAAAGCAACTCAGCAAGGTTTCCAGCGTATTGACCTGAACCATTATCTAACATCGTCTTGCCGTTAAATGCTTTGTTGGTCGCCATCTCTAACGCTTTTTTGTGATTATCTTCAGTTGGAACTAATATCATCTGAACCTCCTACAGTTCTAATTTAATCTTTTGCTTAGTATGTACCACGCTTTTGCCGCTGTTTGCGGTACTACTCCGTTCCCCAAGAGTCTAAGTCTGTCCACCCTGTCGGCACACCCATCAACCACTCGACCCAATCTGGGTTCAGGTAGCCACTGCTGTGGGGCTTCTGCTCTGACTCCGTTGCCGCTGCTGTAAGCGATGGAGTTTTCCTTGTGTACTCGGCTGGATATCCTCCCTCCTGTCCCATATGCGCTGTTGGTGTCGGCCACATTTTCACTGCTATCGCCAGATTGTCGGGAACCTTTTTGTTTTTTGATTTCGGGTCTGTCTTCCTCTCCATCCGCGCTTTCCAAGTTTCGTAAGTCTGTTCTGGCATCATCGCTTGAGGCGTGGGCCACATCTTCACTTGCTTTGACAGCATTAGTTGGTTCGCGGTGTCCATGTTTCTCCAATCTGATGCTGTCGGAGTTTGCCAAGTAAACCGTTGTGCAATCTGAGTCTCTAGGTTTGGGTATTTTGCCGTTGACGTTTTTTCTGTTATTTGTGCTGCCATTGCACTGCAAGCCCTTGGAGTTGCCCAAGATGTAGACTCGCTTTCTTTGGTGTGGTGCGCCAACTTCACGCGCACTAAATATTCCCCACGTTGCTCTATAACAATCTTCTTCCAAATCGCTGATGACTGTGGAGAGTCCAAGCGAAATGTGTCCCTCGACGTTTTCAAAGAAGCATCTAATAGGTCTAATTGATTCGATGTGTCGCCTAATAAATGGCCACAGGTGTCTTGGGTCATCTGTTCCCTTTCGCTGTCCTGCTGCTGAAAACGGCTGGCAGGGATAACCTCCAGTGATGAGGTCAACGCGGTCTCGAAAGAGGTGCGCTGGGAAGGTTTTAATATCCGTGTAAATAGGTGCGGGAGGTAACTGCCCTGTTTCCATCTTGTTAACCAAGTTCGCAATGGCGAAGGCTTCGATCTCCACATAAGCGATGACTCTATGTTCAAACCCTGCAAGGTCAAGTCCTCTTTCGATTCCACCATATCCTGCACAAAATGCGATGACAGTGGGTAATTCTTTGGTAGTATCCACATTCTATCTCCTATGGCTCGGCAAGCCTCGCCTTGTGTATTGATAAATTATATTTTTAAATATTTTTATCTAAGATGCGTTAAACCCTTTTACTTCAAAAAGTAAAATTTGCGATCAAAGGGCTAAAGCAACTTTGCGGTTAATTCGTATTCGTATCGAATCTCTAATCTATCCCTTAGCAAAAACCGATCTGCTTCGGGGGCTATGCACTGGAGGGTCAACCACGCTCTGATGTTTAATTTAAAGAGTTCATCAGCCTCTAGCCCGAATACTTTTTGAACCATAAAAGATTCAGCGGTCAAAGTAAACCGAAAAGGTTACTTATAACCAAATGTTATAAAATCATCTATCGTTATACCCAAAGACAAGCATATCAGCTGGATAGTATGTATCTTTAAGTTCTTGCTTTTACGCCAGCGCAATACCTGCTGGGGTGAAGTTTTAGCTATTTTGGCAAGCTGTCGGCTGTTTACGCCTTTGTTGTTTTGTGCCGCTATTAGGCATTTGCCTGTATCGATTAATTCCATGATCTTAAACCTTGTGATATATTAATTGGGCGGGTTCCCCCGACTCGCAACCTCCTATGGTTTGCCCCCCGAAAGGGGGGCTTTTTACCCTAGAACGGAATGTCAGCATCTAGCTCTTCCATCGTCATATCTTCTTTAGCCGTAGTTCCTTGCCCCGCAGACCCTGCTGGTGATCCCGAGTCGGTATAAAATACCTTAACATTGCCAAGAATAGGGGTTTTAGTCCCAGCGTCACGCTCTTCTTTATCGACGGTCTGGCTGATAAAACCATTGTTGTCATACTGATCAGCTACTGCTGTATCTACAAAGGTAGTCAGGTCAAGATAAGTGCCTTTTGCTCCCTTATACAGGCGCGACTTGTCGATTTTGGTAACATCAATTCGTACTGATAAGCCTACTTTCATTTTAACTTCTCCACTTGGTTTAAAATTTCCGCCACGGCCTTATCGACCTCGGCAGACAGTTTTGCGATATATTCTTCATCGCGTTCTACGCGCACTAGAACGTGCGGCATTTCTGGATGGTAGGCAAAGAAGTCCCACCACTCCCGTTTGGTTATCCACATACAGCCTTGGATTTGCTGCCAGTATTTCTTGACCCCAACTTGCGGGTCTCTGAGATAGCTCACCATAGTCTTAGGCGCAGGACATTTAATCTCCAAGCCTCCCTCATCGCCTATTAGGCCATCAGGCGAACATCCGAATTCAAAGCTAGTGTCGAGAATAAAGCCAGTCTCAATTACATCATTACCAGAGATAAACGCATAGGCCTCCCTAGCTTCTGGCTCTAACGCAGTGCCGCGCTCCATCCACTCGGTAACGTGGAACGGCTCAGATTGCCCTGTAAGGCGTTCTGCGATCAATTCATTGACATACCCATCAGCAGAGGTGCTAGGCTTCCCAGTAAGCGTTATTAGCTTGGCAAACATACTAGCGGACGGCTTGCCCAGTCGTGCAGCAAGCCATTCTGCTGATCCCTGCTCATGGTCCAAGATAATCACTTCTTGGCCTCTAGTGCGGCAACAGCGCGATCAAAGTGTACAGCTAATATCTGATCGACTGAGTTGACCTTCAGCCACTTGCAGAATTTCTCGCTGTCGGCACCAGTTTCATCAAGTAATTTCTTGATGGCTATAATCTGATCGTCAGTGATAACTGCGTTCGCTATTACAGGGTTTATATCTTCACCTGCGTAGATGTAGTGACCAAGCCCAAACATTGCGAAACATTTGACTAGACAGCGCATTTTGCTGGAGTTAATAGCAAACTTATCGGGGTTGATTATTGCCTTGTTGCGGTGATCCATAACAGGAAGCCACATATGCCGCATCATCATCTGATCTTTCTCTGAGCCAGTATGTATATGGACTACGCAACTAATCTCAACTGTCCCTGTATCCTCGCATTTATCCTCTTCGAAAGAGTAATGCAGTTCAGGATAATGCTCCATCATAGTGCCGTAAGCCCAAGCCCACGACAGATATGATAAGTTGCCTTTTTTCTCAATATGCTGAGATACATCAATAGCAGATAGGGTCTGCCAGACTTCTTTAGATAAACTCATTTTGACCTCCTACAGTCATTTCTTTAGCGTATTGCTCACCATAACCAACATAGTAAGCCTCTGATTGCCCGTCTAGGGCTTGATAACCTAAAACGCAGTCGTACTCACCGCGCTCCAGATCGTTTAGATCATTTATTCCCATGTTTGCCTCCTACAGCAAATGGCCCCGAAGGGCCGCTTTATTTAGATTGATCTGATGGCTGTTAGTGGTAGCGCAAATTCACCGCCAGAAGTTTGTGCGTAGTTTTCTGGGTTTACACTCTTGACCTGCGCGTAATCCTGACTATCTATGCTTCTAAATCCTAAAACTACAAAAGTGCCTGCTTTGATGCCTTTAACGATTTGATTAACTTGATACATAATTTATCACCTTGTTTTATTGAATGAGGTGACATTATTGCCCATCTAAACACTATAGTCAACACTTTTGTAAACTAATAGACAATAAAAAGCCCCAATTAAGGGGCTGCGGACATAATTGGTACTTTGTGTCCGTTAATACGACCAGATCGCAGGGCAAGGGAAGCCGTCCTCTTCTGTGCAGGCATCTAGGTGGATAAACCGACCTGATCCTTTCTGCTGAATGCCTATTCTCTGTATACCGTGCTTCTGGGCCACTCTAATGATCTCTAAGGCGTTTTCTCCGCTGGCTAGTATATCTACTGCCTTGCCATGCGTATGCGCTCCTTTGACCTCTTTGCGGGCCTCTACGGGGTGTTCTGGACACCTGTAAGCAGAGGATAGTGCAAAGCTGAACCCGCACTCTTCACGAATGGCATTAAGGGTAGCCAAAAACCCTAAATCAAATTCTACTTTACCGCACCCGCATTTGCAGGTCAGTTCTTTGGCTTTGAAATAGCCTTCTTCTTTCTTCGGTGCTTTAGCCATTTTACTTTCCTTCTATGTTCTTGGTCTTTTCGAAGCTACGCATACCGCCTAACCCTAATAGACCGCCAAGTATAGGCATAAGTGTACCACCATCTGCTTGCGGTATCACAATGCCGAATCCAGCAGCAATAGGTGAGATTAAGTAGTTGACTCCAAGGGCAAGGACGCAGACCCAGCCTGTTGCTGGTCGCCAAGAGCTTTGGAACCAGTTTCCTTTGGCTTCTTGAGTATTGAGTTTAACCTGTGCCAGTGCAAGTTCCTGTGCGTGTTTATCCGACAAGGTGCTGATTTCGTGCGCGAGTTTAGCTTTTTGATCTTTGTCCTCGATGAATTTATCTAGCAGCCCAGTAACGGGGCCAATGAGTGAAGTGACGATGCTCATACAATACCTTTCTCAATTAAGAACAAGCCTATAATTAGGGGATACATACCCCAAAGCATTAGCTCGCTTTTCCTAAACCTTTCGGCACCATCATCTAATCGCTTTTCGATGTTGGCGTATCGGATAGCACATTCCTTCTCGTGGCCTTCCAGCCTAATAAGTGCCTCTTTGACTGTAGCCATTATGAGTTCCTAACCAGTATGGCTTCGACAAAAATGGAAACCTCGTTATCAGAGCTTGAGCTTTTGCACTCAAAGTGAAAGTCGGTTTTTTCATCAATTCTGAAAGGCACTTGGCGGTCAAAGCTAATGCTCTGCGAGAAGGTTGCCTCTGCAACCCTTAAAGTTCTGCCAGCGGCATTTTTAGCCACGTTTCTTAAATAGAGATACTTCTGGCCATTAACAGTGCCAGAGGTGCAGTCGATTCTAAACAGATAGATGCTGTGGCCTGCTGGTACGGTGTAGACAGATGATTGCGTAGTACCGATCTCAGCGCCTATAAAGGCATAATTAGTGCCACCATTACTGATAGTTATGTTGCCAACATTTGAGCCAGCTAGTATTACTGCGCTGTTTATGCGAAAAAATGTTGCGCTGGTGGTTACTGCTGATGTGCCTGTGAGGGTAACGGTCTCGCTAATAGCATCGTAATTTGCGTCAAGACCATTGATCAAAACTTCCATAGTATCTGATGCCGATGAACTCACCACACTCATAGCAACCGCAGAGCTAGGATAGACATAGTTGCCGCCATCATCCCAGATAGTCTCGTAGGCTGTACCTACTGTGCGATTAAAGCCAAAGATGTTAAGCGGCTGAGTATCCCAGATATTACCTTTGACTATATCGTGCAAAAGGTGCGGGGTGGGTCGAGCTTCATCGAACTGATACATCAGCTTTCCTCTTCTTCCTTGAGGCTGCCAGTCAGCATAGCGACAAATGCATCTTTGCCAACGGTAAGCTGGTCAAGGTTAAATTGTGTGGATTTGATTTTACGGTCAAGATCAGCGCAGTGATTTACCATCGCTTGCTGTTGCTCGGTTAGGTCTTCGTATTGGTATTCAACGTCATTGATCGTAATGGGGGTGGTTTTTTTCTCGCCCATGTTAATCTCCTTTCAGGTTAGTTTAGATTTATTGCCAGTGAACAGTCATTCTATTAAATTAATCCGCTGGTTACTAGATAGTAACTGCCAGCAAAAAATGCCAGCACAAAAATAGTGGCCCCAATGTTCTTTACCGCATCACCTATCTGCCGCTGCTTCTTTAGCTTCGCCAGCCTAGCCTTCTCTAGCTTGTGCTTGTGATCCAACATAGACTTGTTCTGGATCATCAACATATCGCGCCAGACCTGCTTAGGCGTTATCTTCTTTAGCTCCTTCTCCTGCTCTCGTATGGCGTTCTTAGCCCATGCAAGCTCCAGAGCCTCTTCCTGTGTTAGTATATGATCGCCTGCCTTAGTAGCCTCTTCAATGCTCTCTACAGCTACCTTGCTGTCAGTGAGGCTAGTGAACAATCCCGACAGACCTGACAAGTGATCCCCAGACTCTTTAACGGTAGCAATGCCATCGTTAAGAGCCTTGAGGATACCTACAACTGCTGAGATTTCCGCAATCATTACCAAGGAGTTCCAGTAGTAATCGCAGGAGCTTTGCTGTCAGCAATCTGTGCAGCGATAGAGTCTTCAATAGCGTCAGTATCTACGTCATCCTGTACCCAGCCAATAGCCTGAGCTTCTGTGATGTCTGCATAGGCTGTGTAGCCGTCAGCAGTGCTGTCAGGGGTAAAGCCACAAGTGCCATAGCTGCTGCCTGTGTGAGTGTCTTCGCCCACTACTTCGCTGTCTGATGCGCGCCAGTGTGCAACAATAACACCGTCATCTGATGAGTTACGTTCTAGTGTTGAGATTGTCCAAG